GATCTCGGCTGGGGTGTCGATGTTGGTTGCGGTTTGTGCGTAAGCACCCGCTGCCAAGGCATTTGCCAAACCAAGGATTCCGCCGTAAGTGCTGGTGCCGTCGCCAAGGAACAAACATTGGTCTTCCTTGACGGCAAAACACTGGGCGACTTCTTGGGTCAGCAAGTCACCCAAGGCCACAACGCTGTCTTCCGGCAGTTCGCTGGACCAGCTGGAGAAGACCATCAGCTTGCGAGCTTCCAGCCGAACTTGGTCGAATGCCAAATCCGATGCGGTGACGCTGCTGTTTTCGCCAGCGAAATAGCCAGTGAATCCGCCAGCCCGGCGAGGAATCAGGGTTACGCCCGGTCCCATCGGGTAGACACGGCATTCCCGGCGAGCGATGCCGAACTCTTCAACGTTGCGGATGATGGCCGACTCCAGCACTTCAGGCACCAGATAGCCGCCCTTGGTGTTGTCGCTGGTCGACATGGCGTTTTGGATGCCGTGCGACTTCAGCCATTCATTGGCACCCTGATGGCCGTTGATGCTAAGGAAGAACTGACCGGCAATGTAGGCTTCCTTGTCGGCGTTCGGGCCTTGGAAAGCCTTGACCACGCCGCCCTTCGCCTTGGCCGGAACCTTGACGGCAGCGACGTTCAGCTCGCCATTGGCGACAACTTCGTCCGATTGCTTGTCAGCGTCGAACCGTTGACGGGCAATCTGCTTCTGGGCGGCCTCGACCTTCAGCAGCCGGTCGAGCTTCGCTTCCAGTTCGCCGAGCTTTCCGGCTTGGTCGCCCTTGCCTTGGACCTCGTCGATTTCCTTTTCCTCGTCAGCGTTCAGATCACGCTGCTCGCCCTTGGCAACGGCCAGAATTGCAGCTACGCGGTCGTGCTGCTCCTGAATCGCTTCCCGCAATTCCTTTACAGTCTTCATCGGTCATTCCTTTTTTGTGCCGACCGTCAGCAGCAAAAAAAGAAATCGACTGCGACAGCCGACGTTGGTTTCCAAACGTCAGCCCGTCGAGTCGATGACAACCGAACTCTAGCGGGAGTTTTTCAAAATGTGTGGCAGGACATTCCCGCCGTCTGAAATAATACGCTTTTCAATTACCGAATCAAGTGTCACGTCTTTTTAGTCGTATTGCCCGCAGTTTCGCAGCAATTAGCTTCGGAAATCGCTGCTCCACTGGCGTGGCTGGCTTGCTGGCGTCAAACAATTCCTGCGGAGGATGGCGGAACATGGACGCCGAGGCCATCGCCTTGGGTGCGTCCTTGATGTCGACTACTTCATCCACCAGCCCGATAGCCAGTGCTTCCTTGGCTGTGAACCATGTTTCCTCCGCCACCATCGCCAGAATCTCGTCACGGCTGGCATCCATCTTGGCAGCGTAGGCATCGACCAGCGTTTCGCTGTACTTGTCCAGAATGTCCGCCGTTTTCCGCATTGCGGACGCATCGCCGATCGCAATCGTGTGCGGCTGGTGAATCATAACCATTGCCCGTGGTGCGGCTGTAACCTTGAACCCACTGACCAGAAACAGGGTCGCCGCCGATGCCGCTAAGGCATCAACGCTTACCGTCACCTCGCCACCATGCCGCCGCAGGTTCTCCACAGCTGCGACCGCTTCATCCACGCTGCCTCCAGGTGAATTGACACGCACGCTGATTGGCCCGTCGCCCAGCATGCCCAGCCCTTCGACGATGGAGTCGGCCCCGATGAATCCCCAGTCTGCCGGGCCGATCTGGCCGTAGACGAACATTTCCCGTGTCTTCTCGTTTACCCGCAGCATTCCAGCCTCCATTCCATGTCAAAATTAAAATCATTCCTGTCCGGCATTCTGCTTGGCCGGTAACATCCAAACTGTTCCATAAACGCCACCGCACCCGATAGCGAGTTGTCCGGTAGTCCGTCGTAATGCCGGAATCCGTCGGCATCCGTTTCGTGTATTACCCGCTGGACTGCCCGCCGCCGGAAGTATGGTTCCATCGTTTTTAGGATGGCAAGGTCCATGCCCTGTGCGTCGGTAATCAGCGTCTGAATCTGCTTGACGCCGAACCACTCAAGGAACTCGCCGAGGTTCACCACCTGCACCTCCACCTCGCCCTGTTCGCTCAGGTCCGCTTGCGGGTACAGTTCCCGGGCCTGCTCCGTGCAAATGCCGAGGCTGCTGCTGACTCCGTTTGTGTTGTACCTTCGCATCTTGGCCCGGCAGGTAGCTGGACCACAGGCCGCTTCGACTACGTGGAAAATATCGGCGACGTGTGCGTTGTGCTGCCGCAGGAACGCAGCCGCATCCGGCAGCGGTTCGAACATAAAAAAGCGGTCGTGCCCTTGCAGCAGACGCAGCATCTCGGCATCCCCACGGTTCGGACCAACGCAGACGAAGACACGCTCACTCATAGGCTGGACAGCTCCTTGACGCCATCCGCCCGCCAGCCGGTGACCAGTGCCTTGACCGCTTCGACGAACTCGGCTGGTTGCTTATCCGCTGCCGCCAGTAGTGCGTCCTTGTGCCGCTTGCAGTATCCAGCCACGTCGCAGTCCTCCGCCCCCGCTGTCGATTCCAGCCGTTCCTGCCAGCGAGCGTAGAAGCCATCGACCCAGTCCACGAAGTTCTTTGCCCGCAGGCCACGCTGCTCGATGCGGTTACATTCGACGCCGACCATGTGCTGGAGCTGTGCCTGTGCCGCTGGTTCCGATGCTTGGCTGGTCGACCTGTCCGGCAAAGACGATTCTCCAGTCTCAGGGTCCGTAATTGTCGGGTCGATCATCGGGTTGGCAAACTTGTCGCCGCCGCTGTAGGGGTTCATGTCGAGCTTTGCCCGTGCTTCGTTCGGGCTGAGTATCCGGTTCATGATGCCCTGCGATAGTGCGTTAATCGTTGTCTGCGTGTCGGTCATGATGAGCGTTTGGCGGTTGAATTTGAAGTAATGCTCCTCCGCCATCTTTTCCCGGTCAGTCAGCAACTTGGCGCGGCACTGCATTTCCCATTTGACCAGCCAGCGGTTCAGGCAGGACTGCAATTCCGAAAGCTGCTTCTGTTCGAGGCTGGAGTAGCTACTGCGGCTTTCATCGCCAGGCATCGACTCAAGGCCGAACCATAGCATGATGTCGGTGCGGTTGAACTTCTGCTGTTCGACAAACTGGGCATCGTGGTTCGACATCGTCAGCACGTTGGCCGTCACGCCTTCCCGCAGCAGGCCGACCAGTTCACCGTCTTCGTTGTGATGCTTGCGGAATGTCGTCAGGAACTCCGCCGCCTGCTTCTCGTCACGGAACGAACCCGGCGGAGCCTGCAGCATCATCCGGCCAGTGAATCCCTTTTCTGATTGTTTCGTCGCCAGCCGCTGGCCGTTCAGGCCCATTGAAATCGATTCACGGGCGACACTGGCAAACGACTTGCCTTCGATGCCGTCATAGCCGAACCCTTGGATATGCAAAACGTCCCGGTCGTGAATGACGACGGTCGTCTCAGGGTTGGCAGTCATCGCCGCCTCGAAGTCGCCAGCGTAGGCAGCGATCCGGTCGTGGTCCATGTTCGGGTTGGTTACGTGGTACTTCTCGCCGCCGACCATGTAGGTCTTCGTCCGGTCAGGCATCAGCGGCAGCAGCTCCGTCGGCCTGCCTGCTTGGCGAATAATCACCGCCCGGCCATTGCCCCAGCCAATCGCATGGCCCTGCATCGTCTCCTTGAAAACGTCGCTGGTCTGGTAGTCATTGGGTTGCCACCGCAGCAGATTCCACGCTGCATGGTTTCGGGCATCCTCGCTGCCGCCATCCGGCAGTTTTCGCTTTACTTCCAGCGGCATCTGACCGACCATGCCGCTAATCTTTGACATGGCATACCACACGCCAGCCAGCCCCAGCATCGTGTGCGGGTTTACTGGCGTCACGCCGTCATCGGTTCCATTGAACCATTTAATCAGGCCATTGAGTCCGAATCCCATCAGTGCCACTCCATTAGCCTATAAACAGACTGCCAGTAAACTTCGACTTGCACACCATAACCGCACGCATCGCCATCAAAGACGCAACCACCGCATCTATCTTTTCCTTGCTGTGCTTCTTGTCCGGCATCACTTGGTCCCGGCTGTTGCGGTTGATGCTCATATTGAGGGCACACCACCGCAGCACCGGGTCATTCACTGCCGGACGCAGCCGTCCCTCGACCGCTGCGTTTTGGAACTCCAGCAGCACCTCGTTGAAATGGTGATGAGCCTGCGGCATCTTCACCGCCGTCAGCCCTGCCGCGTCCAGCTCGTCACCAAGTTGGGAAGCGTTGTACGGGTCGAACGCCACCATCTGAATGCCCAACTCCTCGCATTCGTCCAGCAGCGAATCCCG